TTAGGATTTGATCATGGTGGTGTAGTCCCCGGTCCGATCGGTCAGGCTGTCCCGGCCATTGTTCATGGTGGCGAAACAATTTTACCAACTCATAAAAAAGGATTAGCTGGAATTGGAGGAGTAACCATAAATGTCAATAATCCCGTTTTACTTGATGACAGTATGCTTGAAAAATTAAGCATTGAGCTTGGGAGATTGCTTAGAAATGATATACGTTTCTAATGGCAGTCGTAATTACTATTGATGGTGTAGACCGTACAGATAAGGTTGATTTTGGTACGCTCAAAATTACCAATATACTTACTCGCAAGCGTGATCGTTGTACTTTTCAAGTTACTACACATCCAAATCAAACCTATAAACCGATTAACGGTAAAGAGATTACAATTACTGATAATGGAACAAAGATTTTTGGAGGTATTATTGTTCAAACCAATAGCAAAGCCAGTGCTTATCAAACTATAATACATACTTTTAAATGTCATGATTATACCCGTTTACTTGACCGTAAGCTCGTTCCAGATACTTTTGAAAATAAAAGCGTAAATCAAATTATAACTACCCTTAAGGATTTATACTTTCCAAATGAGATCACGATCAATAATGTAGACGCTGCGCCGTTGATTAGTTATGTGGCTTTTAATTACAAACCAATAGCCATTGTTTTACAAGAGTTGGCTGACACCATCAATTATGATTGGTGGATTGATTATGATAAAGACCTACATTTCCAAAGCAAGGTAACAAGTAGCGCGCCATTTAATTTGAAGGATGATGATGGCACTTATAAATATGACTCGTTAGTAATTCGACGCGATAATAGTCAGCTACGAAACACCATTATTGTTCGTGGTGGTGAGTATCTAGCTTCACAATTAACTTGGGAACAAGAGGCTGATGGTCTAGCGGATACCTACCCAACTCGTTATAAATTTACTGATTTTGAGGCCAGCTTAACTGGTAAGGCATTGAACGTTGGCATAAACGCAATCAATCAGCCTGATGATTTTGATGCGCTGCATGACTTTAATGAAAAGATTTTGATTTTCAAAGACACGGACAAGCCTAGTGCTGG